TCGCGTAGTAACGTACAATGATGAAGTTAGTATTTCCCACCCTATTCACGGCATGGAGGGGTTGGAAGGGGCTATTGAAGCTAAAATCCTTTACCCGTTACTGGAGAAAATATCAGCCGATGAAATAGAACTTACCCGTAACAAGAACTCTGAAATCGTTATCAAGGCCGGTAAGATGCGTTCAGGCCTTGCCCTACAACGAGAGATAAGCCTTCCCCTTGCAGAAGAAATTGGAGACAAAGGTAAATGGATGGAAGCCCCTGTTAACCTGCTTGAAGCCCTTTCTTTTGTAATCTTCTCCGCTGGAAGGGGATTGGACTCCCCTATCTTAGCAGGTATTCACGTAAGTTCCAAGGGTTTCGTAGAAGCTTCGGATGGCTACCGTATAGCCCGATACGAATTGAAAGAAGATTTAGGGGTGAATTCATTTGTCATTCCAGCTTGTAACGTTCCTTCTTTGATAAGAATGCAAGGGGTTACTCATATATCGGAAGGAATAGGATGGATCCATTTTAAAACAGAAGAAGATACGGTATTTTCCAGCCGTGTATTTGAAGAGCCTTTCCCCAATACCGTAGCTTGGTTAAAGATGGACGGAAGCAAACTTGTATTACCTGAAGGCATCGAAGATGTTCTAAACAGGGCTATGGTATTTGCTTCCCGTAAAACGTTCTCAGATGAAGAAGTTCTTTTATCCTTAGAGGAAGGGAAGTTTAGCATCGTTGCTGAATGTGATACGGCTTGGTTCGAAGAAGAAGTGGAAGCAGAGTATGAAGGTAAGGGAAGTTTTTCCATACGTATCGCCCCATCTTTTCTCAAGGATATTTTGAAAAGAACTTCACTGTGTACGTTAGGGACTAACAAGATCAAGTTTATAGGTGAAGGTTGGGAATACATGTCATTGCTAAAGGTATGATGCAAGGTTTCTTTACAGCCAAAGAAACGGCGTCTACCTCCCGACCGGATGGTAAGGTTCGATCCTGCGCCTCTTGCGGACTTTACAAGCATGTTCATTCTCCACGGATGAAACCCTACGGGAATTTCAAGAAGGGAATAATGAACATTGGCGAAGCCCCTGGGGAAGCAGAAGATCAAGCCGGGAAGCCCTGGCAGGGGAAAACGGGTAAATTGTTGCAACACGCCTACCGCAAGTTGGGAATTGATTTGTTCGAAGATTGTATTAATGTAAATGCGTGTCATTGCCGTCCGATGGATAAAGACGGAGATAACCGCGCTCCCTCTTCGGAAGAAATTGAAAACTGTCGCAGGACCACTTTACGCTACATTGATCAGTATAAGCCTAAAGTAGTTGTATTGTTAGGCGGTACGGCGGTAACTAGCGTGATAGGACATCGGTGGAAAAAAGAACTGGAAGGGATTACCAAGTGGAGAGGTTGGGCTATTCCAGATCAGGATTTGAAAACATGGGTTTGTCCTACCTATCATCCTAGTTTCGTAGACCGTTCAGATACCAACGATATCTTAACTATATGGACTGATGATTTACGTAGGGCAGTCCATAAGTTAGAAGACCCGTTTCTAGAGTATAAAGAACCTTATGTGGAATACTTGTCGGATTTGTCGCCTTTGAACAAAATTAAGGAAGGGACCGTCGCTTTCGACTACGAAACTACAGGCAAGAAACCCCATGCCAGAGGACACAAAATAGTGGCAGTTTCTGTAGCAGACTCTCCTGATCATGTTTTTACGTTCCTATCTCCTCAAACCCGTTTGGAATGGAAACCTTTTATCCGTTTGATTTCTGATCCTACCATAGGTAAGATAGCTCAGAATATGAAATTTGAACATACGTGGAGCCAGGTACGGTTAGGGACGGAAGTTCAAAACTGGATTTGGGACACGATGCAAGCTTCCCATATTCTAGACAACCGTCAAAGAGTGACTGGGTTAAAATTTCAAACCTATGTAAACTTTGGAGTTATAGACTATTCCAGTGAAGTTGCCCCCTACCTTCGATCTGTTAATGAAGGTAATGCTAATGCTATAAACCGTATTCAAGAATTATTAGACAAGCCCGGAGGCTCGGCTAAGTTAATGTACTTACTGCGCCTTGGATAGTGTATTTGAATATCGNTTAGCNATGTTACAACAAAGTCAAATCTTATTACCTTTTTAATCATGGAAACAATTGGAAGTATATTTTTATTAGTTACTCTAGCAATAGGATTCTTTTACGTCCTTTATAAGATTGGGGAAGTAAATGAAGATAAAGTGTATGGAACTCCAATCTACGCTCGTTTGTGTAACTTTGAATACTTTGTAAGAGAATGTTCAATTACATGGGAAAACTACAACACTATTGATGAAGAACTTAAAGAAATACGCGCTCGTAAGGAAATGAGTGATTATGTATTTTGCAATAAAGTAAATGAAATAGGTATAAACTTTGAAAAGAGATTCGGAGAATGGATACAAACCCAAGATGTGACGAAGCTTACAAACTAATGCACGAAGGTATCTTAGCTTTAGCCCGTGCTGAGCAAAGGGGAATTCGCGTTGACGTAGAGTACGTTGAAAAGAAAAGAGGCCAGTTAGTCCTTAAGATGGAAAAGCTGGAGAATGAATTCAAGGATACCAAGCTATACCGTCATTGGGAACATTCTTCCAAAAATAAAGTGAATATAAACTCAGGTATTCAATTGGCTAACTTTTTGTATGGGGTTAAAAAAATAGAACCTAAAAAGTTCACCGCTACCGGGAAAGGGGCAACCGATGAGGAAGCCTTGCAGGAATTAGATATCCCAGAACTGGACCTCCTGATTCAACGTAACAAGCTTAAAAAAGCTATGGATGTGTTAGAAGCTTTCCACCGGGAGCAAGTGGATGGTTTTATACACCCTTTCTTCAACTTGAATTTAGTTCGCACTTTCCGATCATCATCAGATAGCCCTAACTTTCAAAACATTCCTAAACGGGATGTGGAAATGATGGCTATTTGTCGGGCGGCTTTATTTCCTAGCGTGGGAAATCAATTACTTGAAGTGGACTTTGGTTCTTTGGAAGTGCGCATAGCAGCGTGCTATCACAAAGACCCTACTATGTTAAAATACATTCATGACCCCTCTTCCGATATGCACGCTGATATGGCTTGTCAGATTTTTCTGCTAGATAAATTTGATAAGACCGTAACAGGGCATTCTACCTTAAGACAAGCAGCCAAGAACGGATTTGTGTTCCCTCAGTTTTACGGAGACTATTACAAAAACTGCGTGATAAATATAGGACGTGGATGGTGTAAACTTCCGCAGGGAAACTGGAAACCGGGAATGGGAATTGCTTTCGAAGATGGAAACATATCGGAGCACTTGATAGACAAGGGTATAAAATCCTTCAACGCTTTCGAAAGTCATATCAGGAAAATAGAATCAGACTTTTGGACTAACCGATTCCCGGATTATACAGCTTGGAAAGATCGTTGGTACGCTACGTATCAAAAGTATGGGTATGTGGATATGTTTACGGGATTTCGCTGCTGGGGGCCTATGAGTCGGAACGACTGTATTAACTATCCTGTCCAGGGGGCTGCTTTTCATTGCCTTCTTTGGTCGTTTACCCGACTAGACAGACTAATTACCGACGAAGGGTTAAAGAGCCGCTTAATCGGGCAAATACACGATTCTATGATACTGGACGTTTACCCCCCGGAATTAGAATACTTGAAAAAGGTTATCTTGAAAATAACGTGTGAAGACCTTCCTAAAGCTTGGAAATGGATAGCAGTTCCATTAACAGTTGACATGGACGTTTATGAAATAGACGCTCCATGGATAAAGGAAAAGTAAGTTAAAATTTATTTGTATAATATAACATGAGTAAAGAAATATTAAAAGAAAGGTTGAAAACGAAGCAAAATGGTAAATGTAACATTTCTGCTGAGTTGTTAGGTATAGAAACTAACCTGTTTGATACTGATCGTATCAATCCTAAAGCGAATGGGGGAATCTATACGGTTGAAAATACTCGTGTGGTTACTCCAGTAGCTCACATGAAAAGACATTTCATCTATAAAGAAAGAACTCTCGAATTAACTCAATTAAAAGTTCTTATAGATGGAAGGGAGCAAATTCGAAAGTTGATGAATTCGTTAAATAATCGGTTACTAGCTGCCAAGCGTCAAACAGATCAAATGGACGCCATTACCAAAATATGGATCGAACAGCAAGTGAAAGAAACTGCAAGTCAACTTTCTAAACAAGATAGACGGATTGATAACTTCATAAAAAAACTTAACTTGCCGATTGTAAACAGCATGATGGAAATAAAAGGGCTTGGTACGATCACTATTGCTTATTTGCTAGTTTATATTGATATTAAAAAAGCAGAACACGCTTCTGCTCTTTGGTCTTATGTAGGTTTAGATAAACCATCGCATGAACGTTATACGAAAGGAGAATCAGGAGGCGGTAATAAAACTTTACGAACGGTTCTTTATACCTGGGCGGATTATCAAATAAAGGGTAGAACCATTTACAGAGATGTTTACGACAATGAAAAACTAAAACTTGAAAACAGTTTAAAGGTTGTTAAATCAAGAAATACCCAAGGAAAGTTAATTGAATGTCTTTGGAGCCAGACTAAACCTTGTCACCGGCATGGAGCGGCAATACGCAAAATGATAAAACATTTCCTTGCTGATTTATGGTTTGTTTGGAGAACGACGGAAAGATTACCAACAACTCCGCTTTATGTAGAAGCAGTGCTCGGACATACTGGAATTATTCGACCTGAAGAACGGGGTTGGAAGATAAGAAGAAAAATGATTAGAACAAAGTAAATCATTGAATTGAAGAAACCCAAAGGTTTTAAGTGAATCAAAATCAAAAAGAAACCCATTAAGAACAAATGAATCATTGTACACAATACATACAGACACGTAGAGTGAATCATTAATTATAAGAAAATCATCCCTAAGAAGTGAATCATCGATTTTAAGAAACCCAATAAACAAAAGTGAATCAGTACGCGCAAGAAACCTATAAATCGCTAGTGAATTATTTCGTAAAAGAAAACCATAACCAAAAAGTGAATCAAATTAATATCCAGAAAATAACGTATGAGTTTAGCATTAAAATACCGACCTAGTGATTTGAATTTCATTAAAGGCAACCGGGAAGTTGTGGACACATTGAAAGGACTCCTCAGTTCTTCAGAGTGTCCACACTCCTTTTTGCTACACGGTCCGACCGGATGCGGTAAGACTACTTTGGCCCGTATCATAGCCGAACGTTTGGAATGCAACGGAGATGATCGCCGGGAGATAGACTCAGCAGATTTCCGGGGAATTGATACCATCCGGGATCTGCGAAAGAAAAGTCAGTACATGGCAACCGATAATAAAAACCGGATATGGATTGTTGATGAGTGTCATAAACTTACTAACGATGCACAGAACGCCTTATTAAAAATACTAGAGGAACCCCCACCTCACGTTTATTTTGTTTTATGCACTACGGAACCTCAAAAGCTTTTGGAAACTATTAAAGGGCGTTGCATTCAATTGCAAGTGAAACCCCTAACTGATTCCCAAATGAAAGGGTTGTTCCGTAAAATTCTCATAGGGGAAAACGTTGAGATTGAGGATGAAATATTAGAAGTAATCATCCAAGATAGTATGGGGCTTCCACGAAATGGAATTAACGCCCTAGAACAGGTTATCAATTCCCCCCCGGAGCAGCGGTTGGAAGTAGCCAAAAGTTCAGCAGCTCAACAAGGAGCCGTAATAGACTTATGTAGAGCCTTGATAAGCGGTAGCAGTTGGAAAAAAGTGGCTACAATATTAGATAGCATTCGGGATCAGGAAGCTGAAAACATTCGTAGAATGGTGTTAGGGTATTGTCAAGGGGCTTTACTGCGGGGCGAAAGTGATCGTGCAGCTGCTATCATGGAAGCTTTTTATGAACCTACTTACAATATAGGGTTCCCCGGAGTTGTATATGCATGTTACACTGTTGTAAAAGGATAAATATGACGTTACTAGACCTAAGACTTGAATACAGAAAAGATACAGGGGATCAAAATATTCCCTTATCTGGGATTACATGGGATGATGCGGAATACGTAAGTTGGCTTGAAGATCAACTATTATATCTGCGAAGTAGACTGGGAATATCTGAAAAAGGAATTGCTACATTAAAGCAATTTGATGCTCGTTTTGAAAATATACGTAAGACAGTAACAGATATACAAAAAGAAAGATTTGGAATATGAACTACGAAAGAGACATTAAAATTGACGAAACGGCCTTAGACGTGGAATGGCTCGAGCAACCGGCGTTAATGATGAAATACGCTCGACATGCTGCTCAAATGAGAATGGAAACAGATATAGCCAAAGAACGTTTGGATATGGCTAAAGCCGAACTGGATAAAGCTATTAGAATGGATCCATCTCAATANGAAATAGCTAAGATAACGGAAGCAGCANTTNTAGCTGCNATCATCTCACATCCTGATTATACGGCAGCTAACAAAGAATTTCTTGAAGCNAANTTTGAATCGGATGTAGCATCTGCTGCCGTTCGCGCTTTCGATGGACGAAAGGATGCCTTGGAAAACCTAGTCCGGTTACATGGGCAACAGTATTTCGCCGGTCCAAAAATGCCACGGGATATATCTTTTGAAAGAAAGCAGTTGGAAGATACTCGCGCAGCAAATCAAGCGGTCAGGATGAAACGAAGGAGGGAATAACATGACATGGGAAATTTGGATTTTAATAGGTTTCGTAGGTATAGTCATATTGGCTTTCATTATAAGCTATATTCAAATACGGGTATGGCTATACTTTGGAGATAAATTCTTGTTAGGAAAAAGTAATAAATTAAAAAAGCAAACAAACAATGAAGAAAACAAAAAGTAGGTTCAGAGGTAAGGTCAGTAAAGATGTTCAGCGTCAGCAAAGTGCCGCATCTTCTTACGGGTATCTTCAATTACCCAAAGGAGTAAACGTTTTCAGTGCCAAGCCGGGCAGTCGTAATGTTCTATTGGACATTCTTCCTTATGAAGTAACCGATGCCAAACATCCTGACAGGGATGATGAAAACGAAATAGCTGTACCAGGTACGCTATGGTTCAAACGTCCTTATTGGGTCCACCGCAACGTAGGATCGGGAAATGACACGGCGGTATGTCCGCTGATGTCTGCGAAAAAGCCTTGCCCTATTTGCGAATACCGTTCCAAGCTTCAAAAGAAGGGGGCAGATGCAGAAGAAATCAAAGCCCTTCGCCCATCCAAGAGAAATCTGTATGTGGTAGTTCCTCTCAATGACCGTGAGGAAGAGGCCACCCCTCACATCTTCGACATATCGGATTATAACTTCCAAAAGCTTCTCAACGAAGAAATTCAAACCGATGAAAGCTATGAAGTATTCCCGGACCTGGAGGAAGGTCTTACTTTGAAAGTTCGCTTCGATGCTTCTACAATTGGTAACAGTAAGCCGTATGCTGAAGCAAGCAGAATTGATTTCAAGGAAAGGGAACCGTATGAAGAAAGTATTTTGGATGAAGTTCCAAACTTGGATGTCGTGTTAACAATCCTTCCTTACGATGAACTCAACGCTAAATTCTTTGAAGTGGATACGGAGGAAGTTGGAGAAGATTTAGAGGATGAAGATGATGAAGAAGTCAAGCGTCCTGCAAGGAAAGCCAAAACTTCTGCTCCCACCCGTAAACCCCGTCATGTAGAAGAAGAGGAAGAGGAGGATGAAGAAGAGGAAGTTGAAGAAGATGACGATGAAGAGGAAGAAGAAGAGGCCCCCCCCAGAAGGAAACTTGCTTCCAAAACCCCTGCTAAGACTAAACCAGCCTCTCGCAAAACCTTGATAGAAGAAGATGAGGAAGAGGAAGAGGATGACGCGGAAGAAGAAGATGAGGAGGAAGAGGAAGAAGAAGCCCCACGTCGCAGGTTAACCCGTCAAAAGCCGACGACTTCCAAAGTTGAAAGTACGACAGGCAAAAAAAAATGTCCGTACGGTCACAGGTTCGGAATAGATTGTGAAGACTTCAAGGAATGCGAAACATGTAAGTTATGGAGCGACTGCTTGGAAGAAAAGCAAAGAAGGTAAAAAGTATTCTCAAGGAGAAGAAAAATCCAGATCATAAACTCGTAGGGACTTATTTTCCCCTACGGGTTTATACCTATTTGACGATGTTCACATTGGCCAAAGGGGTCACGCGGACCTATGTTCTCAAGGAGATAATAAACAAGTGGATAGAAGATCAACTAGAAAGCAATTCAGAAAAGGCCCTAATCCAAGAAATCATAAAGCGCAGTTGGCAACGTTGGGTGATTCAAAAGGTTTCAGGAAGAATAAGGATGCCTTTCATTAAGTTCATGAGTATATTATCAAGGGAATTAAAACGTAATCATCTGCCGGAAAATATTGTTAATCAAATAATCGAAGGCGTAAATCAATGCTATGCAAAGGATCAAGAAATCAGACACGATGCTTAGTACTCAAATGAAAGTACGGGCAGTAGTAGAACCTAAGAAAAAGGGAAAGGAGGAACGAGATGGGGATTTCGAAAGGATCATTCACAGTGGCAGTACGTTATTGGACTTGGTCATATCTGGAGATAGGGTACATGGTGGTGGCTTACCAAGTGGAATACTCGTGGAAATCTTTGGTCCAAGCGGAAGCGGTAAAACTGTCCTCCTTAGTGAACTGGCAGGAGATGTACAACGTTCAGGCGGAAGCATACTTTTTAATGACCCTGAAGGCCGTCTCAATCCACGATTTGCTAAAATCTTCGGTTTGGAACTAAAGAAAGGAAGTTACTCCATGCCCGATACCGTTCCCGAAGTTTTTAAAGCCGTCCGTGCGTGGACCCCAGAAGGAAAAAATATCATCCATGGAATTTTTGCAGACTCCCTGGCTGCGCTTTCCACCGATATGGAAATGGATGCTAAAGACGGTGATAAGATGGGAATGCGAAGGGCTAAGGAATTTTCTGAAGAACTACGCAAAACATGCCGACTGCTTAAGCAAAAAGGGTATCTGATGGTTTGTAGTAATCAGGTGCGTGAAAACCTAGATGCAGGAATGTACGGGCAAAAGTTTAAGGCCCCTGGCGGAATGGCTATGGAATTTTATTCCTCCTTGCGTTTACGGACTTTCAACCCTGAAAAGATTTACGAGATCCAAAAGGTAGCCGGGAAGGAAGTCAAGCGCGTGGTAGGAGTAAATGTTCAAATCGAAGTTTCCAAGAGTTCTATCAGTAAGCCTTACCGATCAGCCCCGGTTACTATCATATTTGATTACGGGGTTGATGATATTCGTCAAAACATCAAATACATAAAAACCTATACCAAGGCAACCACTTACGTATTAGGGGGCAAAAACATAGGTAAGAGTTTAAATGAAGCTATTGACTATATCGAAGAAAATCACTTGGAATTAGAATTGAAAGAGGAAGTGATCAGTTTGTGGGAAAAGATTGAAAAGAAGTTTGATAGTAACCGTAAACCAAAAATAAGGGAATGAAACGAAGAAAAACATATAAAATACTGGCTTTGGACATCGCTACGTACTGCGGGTACGCGATCTCACATTCCCTATTCGGTGTGTGGGACCTTACGCCTAAACGTGATGAAAGTGCTGGAATGCGGCTTATCCGGTTCCGGGCTAAATTACGGGAGGTTATCGATTTAGAATCAATAGACCTTGTTGTTTTCGAAAGACCCGGAGGTCGACATGTAGGAGCCGTTATTGTTCAATCAGAATTGCAAGGGCAGGTTAAAGTCGTATGTGAAGATTTACACATCGAATACCGGGGGTATTCCTCTCAGGAAATTAAGAAGTTTGCCACCGGGAAAGGTAACAGCGGGAAACCCGCGATGATTGCAGCCGCCCAAGCAAAACTTGGTTATACTGGTTCAAATGATAATGAAGCCGATGCTTTATGGTTACTGGAACTTGCTAAAAGTGAATATAAATGAAATACTTCGTGATTAATGTCTTTGGAATAGATGAGAAAGGTCGAAGAGTTAGAGGAGGGCATGTTATTAAAGCTGCTTCCAAAGAAGATGCTTTAGAATTGCGAGAAAGACATGGAATATCAAATCCCCGGTTTGCAAAAGGAGAGTTAAGAATAACCTGTTACGAACTTATATTAAAAGGACCACTTGCAAAGTATGTTCAACGTCTATTGCAAAGAAGAAGATTAGGACACGGAGGAAATATTTGGTATGAAGATGAAAACAAAACTTTACAAATAGAAAGGTAACCACAAATGAGTGCAGAGGAATATAATTTAATTACATTATGTCTTCCCTGCAATGTAAGAGCAAATAGTAATAGAGAATATTGGAAAGCAACATATCAAAAAATAATACATGATAAAAAGTATCAAAATATTGAATTTTCAATCTCATGAGAAAAGTGAACTGTTTCTTGCCCCAGGTGTAAATGTAATCGTAGGGTCGAGTGATAGTGGTAAAACAGCAATCATCCGCGCTATCCGTTGGCTTTCCTGGAATAGACCTTCTGGTGATGCCCTCCGGTCACGATGGGGAGGGGCAACCAACGTTCTCCTTGAAACAGAAGAGGGTATTATTCGCAGGGTTAAGGATAAGACGGATCAATATGAACTCAAATTACATGGTAAAAGTGATCTTGTCTTTAAGGCTTTTGGTACTTCAGTTCCGCAAGAGATTTCTGCATTCCTTAATCTTGACGAAGTAAATATTCAACATCAGTTCGATTCATCGTTTCTTATCTCAGAAACACCCGGACAAGTCGCCAGTCATTTCAACAGGGTTGCTCGACTTGATAAAATCGACTCAGCCGTATCTGCCATCAACGGTTGGATCAGAGGATTGAAAAGTGATGTTGATCACCTTGAATCAGACTTGGAAACCGAAAGAGGAAAGCTTACTCAATTCGATCACCTTGAAAAGTTTGAAGCCGATGTAGAAGTCTTGGAAGAAACTCAGCAACAACTTACTGCTTTAAAATCCCGTAAGGAAGTTCTCAACGGATTGATTATCTCACATAAAAAGATAACAGATGATATTGAAGAATTGTCCCCGATGTTAGAACTGGAGGAACTGGTTGATAATTTAATAGCAAAGAAACAGACTTATACTGTTTTACAAGATGAATATACTGACTTTAACAACTTAATTGAAGACATTGAAGATACTGTTAAGGAAATTGCGGAAGAGGAGGTTTTTGTAGCAATCGAACCGTTCGTGGATGCACTAATAACGAAATATGGAAAACTCGCCGAATTACGTGGTAGATACGAAAAGTTATATTCAGAAATAACCACATTATCCACCCTAAACCAAACTGAGCGTAGAACCAAAGAAAATGCCC